AATTAATTGTGATTTTGTGATCTTACGATATGGTTTATTAAACAGCACAAAACACAATGCATCTAGCACTGTAGATTTACCTGCTCCATTGGATCCAACTATAAGAGTAGTCCCTGTAGCATCTAATTCCATTTCTGTCCATTGATCTCCTGTAGACAGAAAGTTTTTCCATCTAATCTTTTTGAACAGAATCATCTTGCTTTGGGGGGATCACGAAATCGTTAGGAGTTATCACTGCGTACTTATAATTATACACCTCACACGCTTTTATTGCAACCTCTTCCTCCACTTCTATAACCTCCATACCAATATCCTCGTCATTTGCTAGCTGCATACAATATCTATTAGCATCATCCTCTTGTTCAAATAAGAGTAGGACTTTATCATTAGCAATATCTTTTACTGCATAAGCACCTTCTCGCCTACCTTCTTCAGTAAGCAACCACATTACTCCACCTCGCAAGCACTGCTGTAAAGTTTATTGAGGAGTTTCTTAACTCGGTCTTTATCAAGATCAATCTCCGATTCTTCTACAAATCTATTTAACAAACTAATAGTATTTTCTTCCTTCTCGTCTATATCCTCACCCATAATATATCCATGATTCCAATCTATATTTTCAATAACCTTTAAGTCTTCTACACCTGCTTGATTAATCTTATCAATAAACTTTTCAAAGTCTTTTGGTTTAGATTTCTTATCTACAATAACTTTTACTATTTTACCATTAAGCTCAGTAGCATTAAATGTTTGATAGGGTGTATCATTATAATAAATCTTATAAAACATTCTATGTGGATTATCTATTGACTTATGCTCTAAGGTATCCGTATCTAGAATATTAAATCCACGCTTATCTTCACAATCATTCCAGAACATCTCATAAGGATTACCTAAGTAATAAACTCGACCATCATTAGATCTTGTATGATAGTGTCCAGTATATACTTTCTCAAACTTATCAAAGATATCTTTGTCACCACTTGCTCCATGCTCTTGTGTAAATCCAGCATATACCTGATATCCATTAAGTTCTAAATGCCCGAAACATGCTCTAGCTTTACTTGATTTAATTTTTCTTTTTATCTTTGCTCTGTTATCATCATTCATCCAACCTATAAAGAGGCACTTTGTATCACCAATCGTATACTCCGCATAGTCTCTAACAAGAACCATATTAGAATACTCTCGTAGTAATAACTCAATTGAATTAACTGAGTTACTGTTTTTGTAGTAGGCAGTATGATTACCCACGATAGTGTACACAGTAATCCCCATATCACGGAGACGGTCAAAGTAATTCTTCTTAGCCCATTCCAAAGACCATAGATCAATCGACCTACGATTATCGAAAGTATCCCCCATATCGATGAGGGTTTTGATGCCTTCCCTTTCCAATGTGGGGAAAAAGATGTCTTCATAAAATTTTTGAAAATACTCGTGGAAGATACGACTGCCCTTCCTCATACCAAAATGTTGGTCAGTAATGACTCCTACTTTCATACCAAATCGTCAATAGTAAATAATCTACGGAGTTCGAGGTCTGCATCTTTCATCGCTTCAATAGCACCTTCCTGCCTGTCCACGATGGTTACAACACGCTCAACAACATAACCTGCATCACGAAGTTTTTCTACTGCTTTAATAGCAGATCCACCTGTAGTAGTTACATCTTCTAACACAGTTACCTTAGTTCCTTCTGGAAACTCTGGTCCCTCTATCCAAGCACCTGTACCATGACCCTTAGGTTCTTTACGAACTATAAGAGCATCTACAAGTCTCATATCTAAAGCAGAGCAAACTGCCACACCTGATACTAAAGGATCAGCACCAAGAGTTAAACCTGCTACTACTGTAGTATCAATATGCTCCAGTAACATCATAGCAGCTAAAGTTAACCCACGCCCAGTTAGTGTGACAGGTTTACAATTGACATAGTGCTCAGACTTTTTTCCTGATGAAAGAGTGTAGTCACCTTTACGATAGCACTTCTCCTTTACCATCTTCAATAATTCTTCTTTCATTTCTTACTTGTGTTGCTTCGTGTTCTATTAATTATACTGATAAATTTATCACCAGCAAATGTACCACCTAGACACACATCAATCTCATCACCATCTTTCCAATTGGTTTCACCATTCATTTTAGTATGAGTCATAGCCACTTGAATTTTGTCAATGACTTCTTGAGTTAACATCATCTGTTAGAATTCCTGTATTGAATGTTATCTTTAATAGTATTATAGTCGGAAGATGATCCACCTGCACCCTCTTCTACAACCATAACCTGATCATATCCAGTGCGTTCTATAATTTTAGTCTTTATCTCCAGTTGTTTCTTTTCCTTCTGTATGCGTCTCAGGAAGGCGTAATAGATTATCTGGGTAAAGTAAGCAAATGGATTATTAGACTTAGCAGGATCGAAGTTGTGTATGTATTGTACACAGTTTTCGATGCCGTCCCCAATCATATCCTCTCTAAACATATAGTTTACAAAGTTTGGTTTGTATGATAGGTGTGTTGCAATCTTTAAAAAACATTCCCCAAGATAGTTACTAATAGGAGGTGGGGTAGTACCCTTTTCCTTTGCAATAGCAACCTTCTTTCTGTAGACGACCATTGCCTCAAGAAGTTCTTTATTATTTACATAATGGTCTGATCTTTTTCTTGGCATTTGATCTCCTTTCTGTAGGTATTATAACACAGCTTGACAGAAGTAGCAATTACCTGTACAATTACCCTTGTGAGGGTTCAAAGGAATTATATCTAATTATACTGTAGTAGTTATACCAATAGTATCAGGAGAGGTGGTAAATATTTTTTCTAAAGATACTTTGACTTTATCTGTGTTACCTATATATCCCATCTTTTCACTTATTTTTACTTTATTAACTTCATTTGATTTTCTAGAATAGTTGTAATGTTCATAAGCTTGAACCATATCATGATTAATATCTAATTCTGTCATAGTAATAATTTTATCAAACCCGATCCGAAATATTTCATCCTCAGGAACTGTTATCCAAGGAACCAATCTAACCATAGTATGATTTCCTTTATGGGTTAATTCAACTTTTAATGGATCCGCTAAGAAGAAACATGGTTCTACTCCACTATCATCCATAGTGGTGATAGCAATTACTTCTTCACCAGATACTAATTTAAATATAAAATGTGAATCTTTTTCTGTCATGATTGCTCCTTCAATTGTACTTTTACAAGATCATAATTAAAGTTTTCTTCATTATAAATTTTTATCCGTTCAACCAAATGATTCAATGTATAATTTCTTTTTACATTAGTTGAACAATCATCGGCAATATCATACAATACTGCTTTTAATTTGCCTTTACCTTTTCTAAGAACCCGTCCAATTGATTGGAGATTTCGGATTCTGGATTTTGAGGGACTGGCGAAGATGATGTTGTGCAACCGCTTAATGTTGATCCCAGTACTAAAAGTACCATAGGAAGCAACAATAATTGCATTGTTTTCTCTTTCAGTAATTTCACGGACATTCTCTCTTTGTTCTACATCAACACCACCATGTATGAAAAACACTTGGCGTTCATTAATATTTATCATATTGTAAAGTATTTCACCGTGGGTTTCTACCCTACTGTATAATATTAAAGTATTACCTTTTAAATCTAACGCCAAATTTTTAATAAATTTATTTCTTTGTTCATGACTAATTAAGTATTGAATCTCTTCTTCATAAGTATCAAAACATATAGCAGGATGTTTTAATAAAATAATTTTTGCATTTAAATCAGCAAGATATCCTTTTTCCATCAACTCATGAGTCTTAACTGTCTTATACGATGGACCAAACAATCCTTCTAATACAAGTTTATGCGTTTGTGTACCATCAAGTGTACCAGTAAATCCATAACGATACTTTGCTTGATGTAATTTAGTCATAATTTTTACGAGCGACGCTGATTTAAATTGATGAGCTTCATCTCCCACTACTACTTCAAAATTTTCAAAGTATGTTGCAGGTAACTTATAGATAGATTGCCAAGTGGTAATAACAACAGGACATTCAGTTTCTTTTTCTTTACCAGCAT